TTCATATTCAAGGTCTTGATGTATAATGTCAGCAACCTGTGGTGTATTATTTATCTCAACCAAAATGTAAGCATCATTGTAATACTTGGCTGCATTATAAATGACCGTTGGGAAAAGTATAGGAGAGATTGAAGAACTTCTATAGGTTGCCACTTGTTCGTAAGGTGTAGTTGAGATATCAATCACCGAGAATGTAGAACAGTCTAAGTTTTTACCTTCTGATACGTCCACCCAAATACCATATAGATGGTCTTTGGTCGTTTCATCATCACCTTTAAATGGATGTTTATAGATATTCATCTTATCATGGTTGGCAATAGGTGGTTTGAAAGCCAACTGCTGTAATTTTTGACCAGAGATAAGTGTATTTGAAGAACCTAAGAATTCAGTTTCAAACTCCTGCCTAAATTGCCTTTCAGAAGTATTCTTGATTGTTTCTTCTTTCCAATTTTCATCCCGGCCTGGCACCATCGACCAATGAACTTCAAATGGTGTATAATTATTGTTCTTATTGACCGCATCAGTCCAAATCTTATAGAATAAATTCATACCATTTGGTGTAGAAACAATAATAATCTTTGTTTTAGTACCAGCAGTAATAACAGGATAGACTGAGGTAAAGAATTCTGTGGCAATATTAGATGGTACGAAAGCAAACTCATCCAAGAATACAATATTAAACGAACCAGAACGAGCCGCTGAACTTGATGTAGAAGATGCCACGATGACTGAACCATTCTCTAATTCTACACGACCTTTGTTCCATTCAACGACACCTTGTTGTAACCACATAGGTAGATTCTCATAAGCCAACTGTAACTTACCTAGAATACCACGAGCGGTCTCACCTCGGTTGGCGAGAACTGCTACAGATTGTGAGTCTTGAAATAGTATCGTCCAGAGAAGATAGGCGACTGTTGTGGTGGTTTTACCGACCTGTCGAGGACATTTCATGATAGTAAAACGATTCTCATGGAACGTCTTAATCATCTCTTCCTGAAAGTCATACATTTTAAATTCAGTTACACCTTCATCAAGCGTAATAATCTTAATGTATTTTGAAAAATATAATGGGTCTTTCCGACACTTGATGTATTCTTCTACCTGTTCTTCGGAGAAGTTTACAGTAATTCCCACTCTTTTGAGTAGAGGATTATCACGGTACGACTCTTTTTTTTGTATTGCCATTAGTCTTTACTTTTTAGTAACTTGCTCAATTCAGATGTTGAACCCACAAAGATAGCTTTATCAATATTGGTTGTGGTAGCTTCTTTTTTGATACCAGAAATGTCTCTCATTTCTTTTTGTATCTTGAGAAGTCTATCATTGGCTTCGGTCATGTTCTTTAATAATGTGGCATATACTTCAAAGGCTCTTGGGTGCTGGCCTGCTTTGGCAATCTCCAATATCTCATACATGGCCTCTTGGCCTTGGTCTATGATACCTTGAAGATTTTCTTTTGATTGCTGATAGGCATCCGTTAAATCGGAATCTATATCAGGTTGTTTATAACTTGTAGTTAAAGGTTGTTTCTTTGGTGGTTCTGGTTCACCAATAGGAGTTACATCAAACACATCACTCAAATTTTTATCAAGGTTATTCATATTTTAATATCCAATTAAATTCCGTAAGTCCCTTTAACTGCATTGTAATTCTGAATTACCTCAGCACCAGACAATGCTCTATTATACACCCGCATCTGATAAAAAACTGGATAAAAGGCTGCATTGGAGTTGTTCATTATGTCTCCAAAACCTGTACCATTATTAGATGCAAACCTTGACCCAAATTGAAACCCACCTGTCATAAAGAGTGTTTGATTATTAATAGTATCAGTTGTTCCAATTTGTGAACCATTTAAAAATAGACTAGTTTGTGTGCCATTGATAACAAAAATCCATTGTCTTATAGCATTACTTTGAGTTATGGTTACTGTGGTTTCACTATTAGGGATACCATAACTTATCTCTGTTGGAGAACTCACATATGCTAGGTATCCTCCGTTAGTATCATAAATTTCATTACCCCAAATAGATGCCCAAAATGTTGTTGGATTAAATGAAGCAACCACTTCAACTGTTACAGTATTTGAATCAATATTATAAGGAACACTAATATAATCCGTACCACTTATATCCTGATTGTTTAGTCTTATGCCACCACCATTGTTTGACACATATGATGGAGAACCTACAAGTGTTGCATTACGTCCATTGCCACTAGAATCAGTCCATATGGTTCCAGATGTTGGTGCAGTTTGTAAATTGAATTGCAAACCTGAAGTTATAGTAGTTCTTTGAACATTACTAGCCATCATGGCCATCATACCACTCATTACGAAACTCCTGTACCGTTAATAAACCATGTGTTTGCTGCAACTTGAATTAATGTAGCCATACCATATGTAGTAACATTTCTTGAAGCGCTTGTTGTATTACCAGCAAGATACATTGATACACCTGTGTTTGGTGATACAGTTACGTTGGCACTCGATGATGTTCTAGAAACAATCATTATGGTTGTACCATTAGAAAATGCCACATTAGAAGTTGTTGGAATATACAATATTGTGTTTGATGATTGTGTGTAGTAAATATGTTTACCTGCATCAGACAATTGAAGTATATAATTTGTTGTCTGAGCATTTTGTGGAACAGTTTGTGCTGAAGTGTTTGCTTGATTAAACGCAGCTTGTGCTAAAACATTAACTGCATTGGCTCTGGCAAATCCAGCCTCAGCAGTAGTGTTTGCTGTGTTTGCTAGAGTAGGTGATCCAATTACAACATTACCAACCATACCAGCATGAACTTGGCATTGATAAACATAAGTATTTCCAGCAAGAACACTTGGAACTTTCCAATATAATGTACCAGAAACTTGACCTTGAGCATTTGCGTTGGCTGTAACAGTTCCAGTTGTTGTTACATGAGTAAGTCCAATATTATAAAGAGTACTTGAACTTGATACTCTAATTAAAAATGGATGACCAGTTACATTTAAATTAAATGCTATAGTTTCTCCAGCTGTAACATAAAGTGTGGCATTATTTTCTGTGTATTGGTCAAACAAATAAGCCGATGATCCATTATTAGTGACGTTTAAACGAGTTGTAGACGGAAGATAAACTGAATTAGCTTGATTATAAGCAGATTGTGCCAAAATATTGGCTGAGTTTGCTCGAGTAAATGCTGCACTAACTTGAGTAAGAGCAGCCTGGCTTGCGTTGTTTGCATAAATTGCTATTACTGTGCCAGATTCGGCCAAAGCGGTACTAGAATTTGCTTTGGCAAACCCAGCTTCAGCTGTAACATTTGCCGTGTTGGCTCGAATAAAAGCAGCATTTGCTAAATTTCTTGCCGTTGTATCTGATGTGGCCGGATATCCACCAGCAACTACTCCATCATGAACAGTCAGAGCTTTATTTGTTATATCAAAAATTATCTCACCATTTGCACCAATTGTATTGGCAAGTGCAGCTGCACCAAATCTTTTAAATTGAATTATTCTAGACATTCTAAGATCCTAAATCTATTGTATTTGCTTGTTGAGTATTAAGGTCATCAATACCATATATGTTTAACATTAAATCAGTATTGAAAGGTACACCAGATATTACATTTGTATTGATGTTAGGTGTTTCTGTAACCGTGGTCGTATAATTATATTTATCATTCGCACTGGCATCTGTTGGAGTAGGTGTAGTAACAATCTGAGATAGATTTTTTGGTTGTACTTGATAAGAATTGAATATATAATTTGAATTTGTAGTTGCACCAATAATGGGTGATGAAGAAACAAAGTTACCATTAATGTTTGTCAAGTGTAATATATTATTACTCGAATTAAATCTTACAACCTTAGCCGTTGCTGTTGAGATTTGTGGTGTATATCCTTGATAAACAATCTCACCAGCTTGATATAGTCCTACTCCTGTATTGGCTAATTTAAATAATACTGTATCTGTATCTGAAATATCATTTAATATATTTGTAATAGAAGTACGAATAAGTTTTGGTGTAGTATAAGAACCAAATATAAAGCCTTTAACTGTAAAGTTTAAAGTCCATATAATCATTCTTG